CCGGCATTCTTGGCGGAACAGGCGCGTGTGGCGCACTGGGCAAAACAACAGTTGGAATCTATGGACGCCCGCCGCGCGCTGGCAATAGCGGATGACACCGCCAAGCGCCGCTTGCGCGTGGCAAAAGAGGCTCAGTACTGGCTTGAAATGGCGGCGCGGTTCGATGCGCCCCGCACGGGCGCTCTAACGGCGGATGACCTAATGAATGTTCACGCAGTCAGCGACGACGGCGACTATGGCCTATCATGTGACTTGCCGGGATGGTTGGCCGCTGAATTAGCGCCGCCGGAGTTTAGTTCGCTACCGGAACTAGTCGCCCCTTCGTTTATGTATTGGGGACACGCCGCACCCTGACCCGGCGCGACGTGTCCCTAGACTTAGCCGGTAGTCTTGGCCCCGTTTTCCACTAGCACGGCGAGTCTAGCCAGTAGGACGCTGTAGGCCTCGCTGGTGGCCTTTGCCAGTTCCGGGCTACCCCACACCCAACTAGGCACGGGATAGGTGCCAGCCGCCCATCTTTGGGCTGTGCGGAGGGCAATCCCCATTGTTCTAGCAAAGGGGCTTATCCAGTCCTCGCCGTAGATGGCTTGGCACAGTGTGCGTAGGCGGTCGCGGTCGGTCATTAGTGGCACCCCGGCGTGAGGGCGCACGCGATCGCTGACAGTTCCACCGCTGCGACCATGGCTAGGACGATGACGACGAGGTCTAGGATGATGGCGCGCATTTATTCCCCCCTATTCCGCTGCTTGTTGAAACTGTTGCCCCGTTGCCGGGTTCATCGGGTTCGCCGTTGCCATCGCCGCTACTCCGCCTTGGCCGTGTTGCGCTTGTGCCATTGCATATCCGAACCGTTCGGCCACCAACCATTGGGCGTTTGGATTGAGTGGCACGAGGAAAGATGATGGGCCGTAGGGAACTGTTGCCACGCCGCGGCAATTGCCGCCTCGCGTGATGGATAACCGCCCGTGTCGCCAATGTTGCGGCCGGTACGGGTAAGGGCGCGGGCGCTATATGAAAACATCGCCGCTACTCCGTCGCCTGTTGGGTGCGAAGCTCCGCTTGTTCAGCAATGGCCGATTGGTACAGGCGGCAAAGGTTGGAAACCTCGTCGATATCGGCATGCACGTTGTCGCCGTAGCCGTCGCACGCTTCAGACCAAACTCCATCCGGATCGTTGTGCATGAGTTGAACCGCGGCGTGCAGTTTCCAACGCTTATCCATGCCTGCGAGTTCGTGCAGTTCTTTACGGTACGCGGCGGACATTGGGTGCGAGGTTTCCCAATCTTTTTGGGCAGCTAGCAGGGTTTCGTAAGTCTTGCCGGGCTTGAGGCTGGCAATTTTCCAGCCAAACCCAATGTTTTTGAGAACCTTGCCATCGCTCATAAAGCGTATGGCTGTAGTGGTGCGGTAGATGGTTCCAATCTCTTTGCCGTGGGCGCTAACTTTTGCCATGTTGTGGACCTTTCCATTGTGCGCCGGCCCAATGCCGGCGCTGTTGGGGTGTTAGATGCGGCCGTTCTCGATGGCGTCCGCGACTGCGAGAGCGGTTGCGCGGTTCAACCCAAGATCAACATCAAGGCTGTTGAGAAGGAAGTCGCGACCCTCCTTCGCTTGGTCGATGATCGCATCGATAAGACCCTCTTCGGCTTCGTCACGGGGAGCACGGTCCCATATCGCCATCGCGACTTGGCAGCGCACATTGCTCATCGGTCTATCTCCTGTTTGCTCCGGCCCAATGCCGGGACTGTGTGGTTAGAGTGCTGCTTTGGCGTCCGCACGGACCTTTGCCTCAGCTGCGCGGATTAGCTTGAGTAGGGACGGTGAAACCTGAAGGCCTTGGCCGCACGTCCAGCACACGATTTGAATGTTGGCCTTTGCCATGTCTGAAGTCTCCTGGTTTGCCACGGCCCAATGCCGAAGCGATGACTAGAATGTAGTAGGCCTAGGACAGTGACGCAAGCCTATCACATAGGATAGTTAGTCACGAACGCGTTACTAGGGATACCGTCTCCCCCACCTCACTACGGTATCCAGATACCACACAGCCACCAATTGATTTTCCTTACGTATCAACACCTTATGCAATTTGTATTGACACCCGCAGAATCGCTTGATCTCTACTTAGTCTCCTCTGCGACTAAGCAGCTCTTACTACCCTTTCCTCACCACAAGCACAGAACAAGCAGCACTAGACCAGGCATTGCAAAGCCTAGCAGTAGTCTGTTATCTCTAGGGAATTAGTAGGGATAGCGAGGGAAAGCGTAGGGTTGTAGTGGGGTTGGTAGCCTCTCGTATCTCTACCCTCCCCTAACGCATTGATTGCGCTGCGAAAAGAGAGAGCGACCCCTGGTAGCGAGCGGTAGACGAACCCCCGGCGCTGTGGCCCTCCAGTTGTTCGATACCTGGGCTGGCATTGCCGCAGAACCGCCGTTTCGCCGCTGGTGTATCAGCGGTAGACGAGCCCCCCCGGCATCGACCCGGAGAGGGGGGGGAGGTGAGGTGGATGGTACCTACTCATCTATATCCGGAGTCACTTTCCGCAGTCCTCTGAATAAGCCTTAGGAAACAGGTAGTTAGATGCAGGACGAGGTTTTGGTGGATGGTGTGCCTGAGGTGGTTGAGGTTGTTGTTGAGGTAGGTCCTGTGTTGGGGGATGGGGGGGAGTTGGAGGGAGGGCCGGTGCCTCCGGCTAGGGTGGTGAGTGGGCAGGTGTTGAGTGCGGAGCCTGTTAGAGACCGGGTGATGCACGGGCATAGGCCTAAGACTGCTTGGGTGAAGGGGCAGTCGGGGAATCCTACGGGGAGGCCGAAGGGGGCGAAGGGGCGGCATTCTGCTACTGCTAAGGAGGCGATCTCGAACTTTATTGAGATGAACGCTCCCCGGATGCAGGGCTGGCTGGATAGAATTGCGAGAGAGGAAGGGCCTCTGGTTGCGTTCAAGTGTGTCACGGAGATCATCGAGTACCACATCCCCAAAGTGGCGCGAGTTGAGCATACGGGGAAGGATGAGGGGCCGATGGAGATGGTGTTTAGTTGGAAGCCGCCGCAGGACTAAAGCAGAAGGTACTGCAAAGCGACTACGCTCCTCGTAGGGCGTTTCTCGACTTCCATGCAAGACGGCAACGATGGGCGGTGATCGTCTGTCATCGGCGAGCGGGTAAAACCGTCGCTGCCATCAACGATCTCATCAAGTCTGCGGTGGTGAACAAGGGAGGGTTGTATGCCTACATCGCTCCCTTTCGCTCTCAAGCCAAGTCCGTCGCCTGGGACTTCCTCAAGTGGTATTCCCAACCTGTTGCTAAGGAAACCAACGAGACTGATCTCGCTGTAGACCTCATCAACGGGTCGAGAATCAGACTGTTCGGCGCCGATTCCGCCGATGCTATGCGCGGACTCGGGATGAACGGCGTGTTCATGGACGAGTACGGTGACTTCAGACCCTCTGTATGGGGGAACGTCATTCGCCCCACCCTGTCCGATAAGTTGGGTTGGGCCGTCTTTGGCGGAACTCCAAAGGGCAAGAACCAGTTCTGGGATGTCTACTCCAAAGCCCTCCACTCCGGGGCCGAGTGGTACTCCATGAAGTTACCAGCTTCAAAGTCCGGCCTCCTGCAAGAGTCCGAACTGAAAGCCGCCAAAGATCAGTTGTCCGAAGATCAGTACATGCAGGAGTACGAGTGCAGCTTCGAAGCAGCAATCGTTGGGGCAATTTACGGTCTGGAGATGCGAGTTGCCGAGGACGAAGGCCGAATCACCAAAGTTCCCTATGATCCTGAACTCCCCGTCCACACCGCATGGGACTTAGGCTGGAAGGACGATACCGCCATCTGGTGGTTCCAGGTCGTTAGAGGCGAAATCCACCTCATCGACTTCTACGCAGAGTCAGGAGCAACGATCAAAGCCCTCTGCGAAGTCGTCACCCGCAAGTCCTATCAGTACGGAAAGCACTACCTCCCCCACGACGCGAGAGCCAAGACCCTCGCCGCTCAGGGAAAAGCCATCATCGAGCAAATGGCCGACTATCTTGGAATCCACAATCTCGGCATCGTCCCCGACATTGGAGTTCAGGATGGTATCCAGGCCGTTCGTAAGATCATGCCCCGCTGCTGGTTCGATAGTGAGGCGTGCAATGAGGGAATCGAAGCCCTCCGGCAGTACCAAAGAGAGTACGACGAGGACAAAAAAGCCTTTCGCACCGCCCCAAGACACGATTGGACGAGCCATCCATCTGACGCATTTCGTATGATGGCCGTTGCGTATCGTAGGGAGCCGGGAGCCGAAATAGCCCCGATTTCATCAAATATCCTGATGGCGGGACCGGAAAACAAGGCTACACTGAACGAAATGTGGGAAGATCGTACTTCCCGTAAGGGAAGGATACTCCGCATATGAGTGGCATCTCCAGAGGCTACGGGTACAACTACGAAACTGTAGCAGCATCGCAGACCGCCCAAGTCCTCGGCACCGCAGGGGCGAAGGGCGACTACCTCCATCGTCTGATTATCAGCACAGTCACCGCTGCTACCGGCGACGTGACGATCCTTGACGGTGCAACTTCCATCGTGATCCAGACCGGCGCTGTCACCCTTCCACTCGGCATCGATTCCATCGAGGTTAATCTGTCCTCGGCTAGTGGTCCGTGGAAGGTCACAACCGGAGCGGGTGCTACCGTGATCGGCGTTGGTATCTTCTCGGTCTAAAACATGCCGGACGCCGTAATGGACGCCAACCCGATGAGGCTTGCGAACGCCGCGCTTGCGCGGATGGTCGTGGAGTCAATCGGCAATTGGCTCGGAGTTCCGCGATCAGAAGCTGCCGTTGCGCGTATCGTTAACCTAGTCATGGCTTTGCCGCGCTTCGACTATTGGGTGGACGAGAAAAACGCGCTAATTGACGCAATCGACACTGGCATAGCCAGTGAAGGATGGCCGGAAAGGATCACGGTATGAGTTGGTGGGACGATTTCACACAGGGGGCCGCCGATGCTCCACAGATGGCGGATGTGAACAAGCAGAACGAATTGGCCGCAGCCCTGGAGGACAACAAGAGCGTCCCTGGTGGCTCGTACAATCCCTTCACTGACTACCATCCTGTAGACGATCCAAGCGCAACCGGGCGCGGGACTTGGGTTGATGACAAGGGTTCGTGGGGCTACTCCAACTCTGACGAGTGGATGAAGAACATGGGCACCGGACCGGGAGGGTTGGTTCACGAAGCCGCTCCCTACGTTGGTGCTTTAGCTGCCGCTTCCGCTGGTCTGCCCATCTCCATGATGAGCATGGCCGCGAACGGTATGGGGTTTGAAACTAACCCTCTCAAGCTGGCAGGGTTGCTCGCAAGCCACCCATCAGCACCAAATCAGGCGTCTGCTTCGGCATCTCCTGCGATAGATTATCAAGCAGGTTTTGGCGGCGTCGGGCAGGGATACGGGCCTGGTGAGGACATCTTTGGTGGGGCTACTGCCACTGTGGGCGGAACTCCAACTCCCGTCGTTGGTTCTCCATCTGCCGGGTATACATACCGCAGGGGCGAGATTCCTGACTACACAGGCGGATTCGGCGTCCATGGCTGATGCAGCCACTCTTGCTTCTGCTTTGGAGGATCGGTCCTACACCGGCAACATCCTGCCATTCAAGACAGACAAGGCTGGCGCGTTGTCATTCGCGGTGCCCGAGATGCTCCAGAGC